GAATATGCCCTTTGTACTTCACCTACCATTCTAAACGGATAACCAGAAAGCATCGCTGCAATTTCGTCGTCAGTTTTTGAAGGAAATAAGTACTTCAGTGCTTCTATACTATCAACCCCCAATTCTTGAAGGTTTCTAGTGAAGATGGATTGATTGAGTTTATCTTGAGCTGTATCCTCATAGACAGGACCCATCCACCTCCAAAGAACTGTCCTGTCCCCATCAGGAGCTAGTCCTAATACTCCATCTGGAATTTCTCTTGTTTCTACTGCAGTATTAATAGCTTGTTGTAGTTTTTGTTCATATTTAATTTTTTGCTTTTCATACTTTTCTAAAGCTTTTGGATCTTCGTCATTTTCTGGTAATTGTGGATATTTTATTCCTGAAGTAAAAGCTAAGGATTTTCTGAAAATTTGTTCTTCTTGGAAAATAATTAATTCGAAAACTCTACAAATTCCATACTGATAAATCTGTAAACATTTCTTCTTAGCTGTCGCACTTACACGACCATACGCAGATTTAATTTCTGTAGCTGTTACGTTAGTGATACTTAAATCATCTATGCCTCCAAGAGCTAATCTAATCTCACTTCTAAGTTGTTCTGAGAATCTAGCTTGATCAGAACTAACAGCATTTGGTGTTATGAAACCTACTCTGTCAGATGGCTCTAAATTAGCAATAACTCTGGGAACTCTCATTCCACTGCCTGGTCTTCCTGCATATCCTGGCTGTTGTCTTGTTATTGGATCTTGTTTATAAGTAGAGCTAAATAAATCAACATTCGAAGCAAAACCTGATTGACTAGATATACTTGGTCTTTGTGCTGTTTCAGAATCGCTTTCTACAATGTCTTGTTTTGGTCTAGATGATAGAAGAGTTGGATTACCAAAAAATGATAAGTTTGCTCTTATATTTTTAACCATCTCGTCATGAGCAGTAATTTGATTAGCAATAAAATCAAACTCTCCTGATCCATCAGTTCCAAATGCATCGGGATTGTTAAATACTTCAACGCATGGAATAAACTCCATAGTATTTTCTACAACTTTTTTATCAAAAGTCGCAAAATTTGTATTTTCTTGATCAAATTTTATTTCTTGTTCTGAATGATATTCTTCTATTTCCGTAGCAGTAATTTTTAATCTCATATATCTTTTATCTGTATTTAAACCAACTCCAGAAAAACCTTTAGAAGATTTAACCTTATATGGATAAATAATTACTACCTCTTCAAGCTCTCCTTCTGGAGAATAATATGTTCTATAAGAATCTTTATTAAACCAATAAATTCTGTAAGATTTTTTTGTAGGTCTTATATAAAAGAGTCCTTTTCCATACGCTAAGAATCTATCCCATATTGCATCTAATCTTGCATCTAATTGATTAAATCTTATAACCTGCTGAATGAAATCAAATCTTTGTGTTCCAAAATTATCTTGTTGTGGATAAAACTCAACTCCCTGTCTTATACCAAACATCTTCATTTGGGATAAGTGAGAACTGACCAGCATCGTATCAGCTGATCCTTTACCGTCACGAGTAATGACGGACTTAATCATTTCATCAAGAACAGCTTTACTATTACTCTCCATTAATTAGATCCTTTTGCTATTGATCAATGACGTAACCAGCATGTAAACGTTTCAAAGTAATTACATCTCCTTCAACTTCAACATCAAATCTTTCATTTGGTTGAAGTGCCATGTCGTGACACAGCTCATCAGGTAAAGAAATTACAGCTGAACCATAAGCATCTTGCTCAAGCTCAAGTTTGTAAAAAGTTGGTTCTGGCATTGTTAGTACTTCTAGTTTAAATCCTCAATACTCTAACTCAAGTTTTCCACGAGTCATTAACCCATTACATAGCCAAACTAGAGCGTCTACGCAATCATCATGTGAGCTAACTCCAAAATTAACTATCTCGTCTGTAAGAGCACCAAACTTACGATACTTGTTAAAAATAATTTTTCTTTGTTCAAAAAGACCCATAATTCCACGAAATCTTGCAACTTTATCTCCACGGAAACCTTTTACTGGATGCCAAATTAAATTATATAAACCTTGTTCTGTTTGACATATTCTTTTAAAGTCTGCTTCTAAAGAGGCTTGGTATGCAACTGCTTCAGACCATATATGTAATGAAGTTCCTGTAGGAAAATAATTTTTTCCATCTTTCATAATTACTCCCCACTCTTCCATCATTTCCATTAAAAGTTCTAATTTTTCTAAATTTCCCATCACCCTAACTCGTTTGCAATCCACAATATGGATTTTATCTTTTACTCGACCACCCATAACAAAAACTGTGTAATCATTTCTTTCTCTAACTCCAGCAGATAAATCTACACCAACTCCTAAAGCATCAAAATCTGTAGATATAGTTCCTTTAACAATTAAGTCGGGGGATAGAGATAATTCACTAGTTTGGACAACTTGATTCTGGTATTGGAAACTAAAAGCTATTGGAGCTATTCTTCGCCTTTGGCTTAGATAATCTAAAGACCACATATCAGGCCAGTATGAAATTTCTTCTCCTTCTTTATCTACAGTTATTGCAGATTGAACTATTTGTTTCCAACCATTAGCAGGAAGAAAAGTACTACTATGAATATCGTCATGTCTAAATCTAGTTCCTAAACAAATAGCTCTCGCACCTTCAAACATAGTAGGAACAATAACAGCATTCCAGTTATCTTCCATAGCTTGGCGAATATCTTTATTTTTAATATCATCAGCACTTTTTATTGCATCATCAATTATGCAGAGATGAGATCTTTTTGATGTAACAGCACCTTTTAATCCTGCACAACAAACACTAAATTCTTCTTCACCAGTAGATTTTATTCCTGCAAATTTCCAATCAATACTCCAATATTCATTTGAATTTATTCCTTTAGCTATTTTTACTGTAGGAAAAATTTCTTTATAAACTTTACTTTCATCAATAATTCTTTTTATTGCTGCACTCTTTGGTCTAGCTACATCAACTGTATAAGAAATATATAAAATCTTTAAAGGCATCTTATTTAAAGCATGTATGCCAATAGCCCATGCTGTATATAAACCTAATACGGTAGATTTAGCAGATCCTCTAGGAGCCAATATGTCAATATTAGGACCAGCAATACTCTTAAGACATTCACTATCATCTCCTGTGCATAAATATTTGTGCCATTCAAGGTGGTGTTTTGCAGGTGGTTTTCCCCCTACAACATCGCAAAAATATGCAAAATTTCTTCTAGCCCTTTCTACATCAACATTCGAAGTTTTTTTAACTACTTGTTGTTTTGCAGCTGCCCTGGCTGTACGCCTATAGACGCTGTAAATACTTGTACCTGCCATAAATGTAGCTTAGCGTACTTTTGCTTAAGATTCTTCCTGAAGAATTTTTGTCCAGACTCCCATTGATGCTTCCTGTAAAGGTCCTTCAATAGGATCATCTCTGAAGATAGATAACATCTCACGTAATGCTCTATCAGCACCAGCTAAAATTAAACCTTGTTTATCTTGTAAAATCTTTTTATCTTCTATTTGTTTTATAGCTCCACGTAATTCTTTTTGAAGCATAGCTATTCTTGCTGCACCCATATCCTGTTTAACAATTCCCATATCAATTGCATCACGTAATTTATTTATATCAATCTGCATATTGTCTATTTCAGATTCTAAAACTACGTTAAAATTTCGTTTTTTAAATTCTTTCGTAGACCATTCGTTGCATTCCACAACTGTCCCTTGAAAACCTAAAAAACGGGAAAATAAATATATTTGTATTGGAGAACTTGCTTTTTTACAAAATTCAAGAAAGGATTCACGATCTTTGTTAGATAAAGTCTGAATCCATTT